ATCGAGCAACTGCTGGCGGACTGCGAGACTCAGAACACGGAGGCATCCCGCGATGAGGGCGGGGCAAAATCATGAATACAGAATCGGATTTATTTCTTCCTTTTAACTTATGATATCAGAACTTGAGAAGAAGCTAGACAATGCTCTCCGTGATGCTGAGTATGAGCGAAATATCAGAAAGAATCTCCAACATGTAATTGTCTCTCAGTGGGGAGTAGATGCTATTACTAATTGTATTAAACAGATACGAGAAGTAGAGCAAAGTATTGGACCGCTCGGCCCGATTAATGATTATTCACTTGCTCAAATACTATCATCTACCCTACAACTACCTGCTGAGTTAATTATTGCTGACTTAAAAGCACAAATTTTAGTATTAGAGAATAAAATTTCAAGTTCAGCCTCGAAACACCCAAGACATCACCAATATGGAAAAAGCACTACCCTGCAAAAACTGCGGAAACGAAGAATACCTGCAATTCAAACATGACGGACCTAAAGCATGGTGGGTCCACTGTGACGAATGTGGAGAAACGGGACCAGCAAAGCCAACACCTCCCGAGGCAGGCCGCGCATGGAACGAAGCGCAGAAGGCTCAAGGCTGAACGATCAAGCTGAACTGCGCCCATGATAAACACGCCCTACCTCGACAACCGAGCCATGTTTGAAGCACTGAAAACACAGAAGTTGAAGCCGTCAGTTCCGGCGGCCGGTTCTGTGTATCCGACCCAAGACTCCGAAAGCCTCGGAGAGCACTACATCCGACACATCTGCGCGATGACATCGGAGTCCCTACACGCGAAAAGCGACATCGCTCGCCAACTGGCAGCGAGAGACAAGATGCTCTCTGTGCTGTGGGCTGAATACGAAGACCGCAAAGCTCAATGGGGTAGTGACTACCTATGGACGAAGCACGAAGACGCGGACGCCATCGCAGAAGTGAAGGCGTTCATCGCGCAGACACAGAAAGCCTAGCTCACGCACCCGCCCATGAAAAACTCCGATTCAAAATTAAACGCTCCGGCGGGTTGTGTGAAGCTAACAAATAAGGAGCGCACCTTTATACCGCACGCACTTGACCACCTGAAAAATAATACCATTGACAGTGTGGATTACGGAGGATTTGGGGGTTGGTATCTGGGGAACCGCAAACAGTTTATCAAACGACACACAGAAACCACCGCCTACTTTAATAACCTACTGAGCCAACAAAATGAAAACACCAAACTGGAAACCGAGTGAAAAAGAAATCCCAAAAAGGGATGCAACCCCAATCCGCTTTGTTCTGGACGAACCCACGCCCCCTTGCCCTGAGATTTCACAGGAACTCTTGGACAACCCCGCTTTCCAGATGCTGTCAGTTGGGAATCCTAATATCCACAGTTGCCCTGTAGACCTTTATATAGGGCCAGACTCCGAACAGGATGAGGAGCAGCGTTGGTGCTATGCAGATTGTGTGTCCTACACTCTTGAAGAGCTTGGGGATGCGGCTTGGCAAACGGGTTGTCCGCGATGCGGCGACAACTGCTTGGCAGAAGCATCTCCAGTAGACTTAGAACTCTATGAGGCGTACCACCAATAAATAGTTTGACGAACCGCGATAGCATAGGCGCATAACATGTGCTTTATTGCTTATAGATATGCCACCACTACAGCCTTCGCAGATACCTGATAAATACAAAAGGGTAAAATACGGCATCACATGGTTACCCATGATGGACAGTCGTAACCGTCCTGCTTTGCCGATGCCTGATGTCCGCATAGAGATGGATATCTTGAGGAAGTATTCGTTCTATCAGCGGGTATCAGGAAACCAAATCCTAGACTGGGAGGAGCATTTCAAGAATTTCGTATCCTTGATCTGGGGAAGGAAAGACTGCGTCTACAAGTTCACATGGAACCCATACGCCGAGGAGATGCTGCGTCAGGCACGCCAGCACAAGCTCTACGCTGCGTCAGGACACGCTTCCAGCGGCAAGACGCAGTTTGGTGCGATCTGGGCAATTGCGATGTTCCTGATCGATCCTAGCCACACCAAAGTGCTCATCACTTCAACGTCTCTTACCGAGTCACGAATGAGGGCATGGGGTGTTGTCGAGAAATACTGGGGTGAAGCGGATACGTATTTTGCGCCTTTTGGGGGCTTGCCCGGTAAACTTGTATCCTCGTCCGGTAAAATCACAGGCTACCTTAAAGGCAAACCTGACGACCTTGTTGGCATTGCGCTCATCGCGGGCGGCAAAGGCAATGATGGGGATGCATCTACAAAGATCGGGTTTAAAGCAGGTAGACTCATACTCATTGCTGATGAGCTTCCATTGCTCACACATAAACTCTATGATGCGGTGACAAACCTTCTGGCAAATGACGGTTTCCAGATGATTGGGACAGGAAATCTCACGTCTATCTTCGACCCATTTGGCCTGTTCACAGAACCCAAGAACGGATGGGATAGTGTGACCGAGGAGATGACAGGATGGGAAACAAAAGTAGGAGGATACTGTTCACGGTTCGATGGGGAAAAATCGCCAAACGTAGTGGCGGGGCAGACCCTCTACCCCGGTCTTCTCACTCAGGAAGGTCTCCGCGAAATTCGGGAAAAGTTCGGCCCCCGTTCGCCCGGCTATTACCGCATGGTGAAAAGTTTCCCATGCCCTACCGGAGCCATCGATACCGTCTACTCAGAACCAGAACTTACCAAAAGCCTAGCGGGTCAAAAAGGCACCCCTTGGCTTGAGCGACCCATACCTATCGCCTTCCTAGACCCATCCTTCTCCAAAGGTGGTGATGCGGCTGCTGCGGCTTTTGGCCTTCTGGGGGTTGCCCAGATCAACGGAAAAACAATGAAGGTGCTGGAGAAGACTGAGACGTTAGACCTTATGCAGCAGGTAAATGCACGGCACCGCACGAAAGACAGGAACGAACAGCTTGCCGAACTCTACATCGAGGAGTGCGTAAAGCGCAACGTATCGGTGCAGGATCGAGGTGTGGATGCCACAGGTGGTGGCGACCCGTTTGCCACTATTCTTGCCATGAAGATGGGGCAGGGATTCCAGATGGTCAGCTTCGCCGGATCAGCTTCGGATATGCTGGTAAGTGCGACTGATAAGCGGAAAGGCAAAGAGCGTTTTGCCAATCGTGTTTCAGAACTCTGGTATATTGGAAAAGAGTTTATGGCAGCAGGTCAAATCAGGGGACTCGATAACGCCACTATGATTGAGCTTTGCGCCAGAACGTATTCGGATCGGGGAAATAAGGTAGTCGTCGAGCCGAAAGACGAGATGAAGAAACGAACCAGCGGGAGAAGTCCGGATAGGGCTGACGCATGGGTAGGGCTGATCGAAGTTGCGCGTCGAAGGCACCACTTTGTAGCCGCGTCCCGATCAGCAAAAATATCGACTAGCGCAGCAAAGACCACCAATTGGTTTGACCCGCCACCAGTGAAAAAACCTTCCTATAAAGACGACTTTGGCGGAGACTTCGGGTTCGGGGGAAAAGGCAGCGGGTGGGGAGAAAGTTGGAGTTGACGTAGGCAGGTAGTTTCGGTAATATGAAACTACATGGACGACATCATTTGCTTTCTAGAAGGGTTTATTTCCGCATCCATCTTAGCGGCTATTATCATTTGGCGATGTGAGCAAAGCTGCATCGCCTGCATCTATGCCGCTAAAAGAGCGGGCAGAAATGAAGGCTTCGCGGAAGGGTATAACCAAAGGGCTAAAATCGCGGTGCTCGAAAAGGAGAAGGCATAATGGACGAGCAAACAAAATCTCATAACGCCCGCTTCCGTAATCGGGATTATCTCCTACTAACTGGGAAGGTATTGGACATCGGGTGTGGAAAAGACCCGATCAAACTTCCTGCTCCTGCGGTAGTCCAAGGCTGGGATCAACCAGATGGGGATGCTCAATACTTGGAGAGCCTGAAAGACAATAGCTTCGATACAGTTGTGTCTTCGCACTGCCTTGAGCACATGGTCGATGTCCCAACATCTTTGAAAAATTGGGCCAGAGTTCTTAAGCCGAATGGTCACATGCTTATCTATGTTCCAAGCTGGACCTTCTATGAGCGCAGAAGGTGGCCTTCCAGATACAACCCAGATCACAAGGCATCTTTCGATCTGCTCGATCCTGAGAACCGTCCTGACACTCACCCCTTCTACGGGTTCAAGGATATGCGGGGACTCGGATTGAAGTATAGCCTTGAGTTG